TGAATTTGTTTTTAACATGGTTGTGGATTTTTAAATTTAACCTGACCCCTTTCGGGGTTTCGTTCCATTACAGGATACTCTTCAGAGGTTTTAGTGTACCCATTCTAACTTTTCTTTTACCACTTGAAAAATTCTATTACTCAACTTTGCACCTCTAAAGACTGAATAGTCTACTCCGAGTGATTCAAGTTTGCTTACAGCAACTTTAACTTCTGATAGTAATTTGTGGGCCTCTTCATGCTTAGATGAATTTGTTTTTGGAGAAATCATGATATTTAATTTAACAGGTTATTAATTTATTGGAAAATGCTTGAGATTATTATTTAGAAACCTCTTCAAGGTTCTAGAGATTAAAGTGAGGTCATATTTTAACTCGTCAAGTTCGGAGAACTTATTTACGTTATATCTTTTTCTGAACTCAAAGTTGTTGCTTCCTCCTTCGGAGTCTATGTAAACAAATTGGTTATTCGTTCGAATAAGGTTTACTTCTAAGTAAGAAGGCCAAGTTGACCCTCCGTAGGAGTAAGGAATTTCACCAAAGTAGTCTTCGTATTCTTTATATACTCTTACTAATTCTTTAGCAGTGTTAATTCTCTTGAGTAATGTAGTAGATATGGTTCTTTTGTTTTTCATGGTTGTCGAAATTTGGTTGGTTTGTCTTTCGTACGTATACAATTTAGCACCGCTTTTTTGCCAATTCCAAAAAAAAATGTGAATTAATTTTCTTACGTAGTAAAAAAGTTTTTCATTCAGTTTTGGGGCAGTCTTGAACCTCGTGTGTAATCAATATCACTTTGAAGAATGATCAACTCTATACACAATCTTGATTCCTAGCGCACCCCTCTAACTTGTTTAACAAGTCAACTAATGTGTCCCCTCCTCTGGAGGGATAGGGTAAGTCGGTTAGGTTGGGGGCTGATTGTTCGCACCCTCCTTAGGTCTGGTCGAAATCTCTGATCTGTCTTCGACAGTACCCCTCGCACCCTCCTACGCTGAGACCCACTGCCTTCGCGGGGAAACGCGTAAACCTTGCGCGCATTTCGGCAGGAAAGGCACCCCCCATCGAATTGGTTTGGGTTTCGGTCTTGGCGGCTGACCGCGTGTATATATATATAATCCCCCCGGTACTTATTTCTGATCAATTTTTGCAGAAGTCCTTCCGCTGTAAAATCAATATTTTGGAATATTGCTTTCTAAGCCAGGAGTTCATAATAAGAACACCTAGCGCATTTGCTCCAGGATCATTTGTCCTGGTGAAGTAGTAGTGATTTACCTAGTGTAGGGTTAATTTTAGAGATGGCCCTATAGATGACCCTACTTTTTTTCTTAACCTCTTGCTTCTCGGTCTTGGTGCTATCCTTTCCTAGGTTCTGATATTGTACAGCATCCATGTACAGGAGTTTGTCTACTCTGTACTTGTCGGTTTGGTGTACGCATTTAACGGTTTTTTCTATTAAGGCCTCATTGTATTCCATGTGTTCTCTGTCAATTAATTACTCTATTAAATTTTATGCAAAGGAGTAGCCCTGGCACACTGAGTTTCGTCTATTGAATGTCGAGGTGTTCGTCGATGTACGACGCAATCTATATTACGCTTGTTGCTTATAGATATGGTCTTTGTTCATATTGTCAACACAAAGACGTGTTCGAAGTTACGGTAAAAAAATTGGATATGCAACACTTGTTATAACATCCTTCTCCCTTAACTCTTCTAGATCTAAAACTTATTGTGTCTGTTCATTAGGATACCTAAATAGATACATACAATACCTAACAGAGATTTAATAGTGCCTGTTGTGAGGAGCATCCCGCCAGTTATCATCAATGCTTCCGGCAGTATTGTTTTTATAAAGTTTATGACTCTATCTTTCATCCTTATAGAAAGTGTATAGGAGGAAAACAAAAGAGGATATTATCATTCCGTACAAGATCCCTAGCACAATCATTATGCATTTCGTCCGGCAGCAGCCTTGGCGGCCATTCCTGCTTTTCCGTATTTCTTTGCGCCTATAGAATAAGCGATCTTCTGTGCTGACTCTTTGGACTTTCCTTTCTTCATAAGTTGAGCAACTAATTTCTTGAATGCTCCACCTTTATTAAACATCTTCTTCATAATTATTATCTTATTGTAGCCTCGAGGAGTCCACGTTCATATTCTAGTTGTTTCTCTATGGATATTATTCTATCCTCAAGCCTGTTTATAAGTTGAACTTTGTTGTCAAGTCTTTCATGTACCATAGTCAACTCTGTTTTCAAAGAAGTAAACTCAGCGAATAGACTCCCCGCTGTAAATATTGCTATGACAAACCATAAAAAGATCTGCCAATTTTTTACAAGAGGGATATTTGATGTGCTACTCATTTCCTTTAGGGTACATATTCATCTCTGGATCAGACATACCATCGGGTAATATACCAGAGAAACTTAATTCTGTTATAATCTCTTCCGCATCTCCTGGCTTTAGATTAGGAAGAACACCTAAAATAGATCCAACAAAGTTATTTGCTACGTCTTCTCCTGTAGTCCTTAGTGCATCATAGACTCCACGGAGCCCATTCTTACCATATCCTTCTTTTAGCGCAGATGGTAAATGCTTCACTTCGTGTCCTGCGCCCAATATATTTGCGGCAGCCACCCCTGCGGCATCTCCAATTATGTTTGTTATGATGTTGGGGTTGTAACCTCCTGTTATCATATTGCTTACATTCTGTGCGGTATAGGTCCCGGCCAATGCATGACGTATGTTATCAGGCTGATCACCCTCTACACTTCCAGAGGTTACTAAACTCTCAGCGTAATCAAATGCTTTTTCTTTTGGATTCCCTAGAAAATCATTTACTTGTTGTTCACGAGTAGGTGCTCCTTCAGGTGGGTCGACAAAGTCGCTCATCCTGTCAACCAATTTTGCAGGAGATCGATATGCTTTAATCTGTTTCTTTACAGCGGAAAGTTTACCGCCTTCCTCAAGGGGTCTAAACCTATAGTTCATCCCGCATCAACTCCTCCGCCTTTCGCCATTGAGTCGTCGAAGACAATACCATTCAATACTAATAACTCTCTTCCGTCTCTACTTTTCAACATCTTAGAAAAAGCAGGAACTTCTTTAGCGATGGGAGAGAATACCTCTGTGCCAGAAGAAAGATTTTTGTTCTCTGCAAAAGGAACTTGCTTACGATACTTTGCCATTATAACAATTTTAACATTTCTATTATCTCTGGTTGAGGGAATATGTCTGACTTATCCTTTCGCACAGAGTTGTGCGTAAAGATACCACTTTCTCCCCTTAGTGCTTTCTTTGAAACCCCCCACATATCTCTGGCATTATATGATTTGTCAATATCATAATGATCTATCCAGTAGCGCAGTAGGTTCTCAACGCTTCGTATCTGCTCATCTGAATATCTATGGTAATGCAGGTTACCCTTGTATGGTTCATCGAGTGTACATACTACCTCTTTAGGAACCTCTCTGTTGACATAGTTGTAAAACTTACCACTCTTTTCTTCTAAACCTCCCCAGGCACATAGTTCTATTCCAATAGAAGACTTGTCTAATGGCATATAGTCTAAGTTGTAAGACTCAAATACCTCTCTCTTTATTCCCAGGTGATATGCCCAGTACTTACTGGAGAATGCCTGGACTATTTTACCATCACCTTCTGATGCCCCTGTATTAGATATGCATACGCATGTGGCTATACGACCTCTGGTGTCATTGTTCCAATAGTTAACCGTGTTTTTACCACTAGCATTCCCGGCCGTGTGGTGTAAATAGATTTGTTTCTTCTTATGTTTTTCCTTAACATACTCGTTAGAAGATAACTTAACCTGTAATATATCATCAAGAAAACTCATACTGTCTCATTTGCTTTTTTCATAGTCAAATCTATTAACTTTGCTTGTACACATACATACTGAAATGAGTCTAATAGATATATTTAAAGATGACAACAATTACAACGAGAAGACTATTATAGGTTTTTTATCGTTTGCTGTTATGATAGTAGTAATGATCGTAGATTTGGTTACAGGCTGGTTAGGTAAAGACCTGGTAGTCAATGAGTTCATATATAATTCGTTCTTATTTGTCACCCTTGGATCATTTGGGATTGCAGGCCTAGAGAAATTTTCACAGAAAAAATGAAAATAAAAAAAACAAGCGCCAGTAAGAAGGTTGAAGCCCCTGAAGGATTTCACTGGATGACAGAGAATGGTCGTCATTTTTTAATGAAGGGAGATTATAAGCCACATAAAGGCGCTAGTCCATCCGCTCCATTCAGAATTGTTACTCATGACAAAGACATGAAGGCAGAGATGGGGATGAAAGTAAGTGCCGCTAAGGAAGCAAAGAGTCGACTTAAGACTATGGAGTATGAGAACGGAGGCAAAGTAAAAAAAAAGTCTAAAGTAAACGAGGCAGGAAACTACACTAAGCCATCATTACGTAAAAGAATATTCAATAGAATCAAGGCCGCGACTAAAGGAGGCAACGCAGGACAATGGTCTGCAAGGAAAGCACAGATGTTAGCGAAAGCATATAAGGCCGCTGGAGGAGGATATAGAAACTAATGGCATTACGTAAGTCACAACAATCATTAAAGAACTGGACAGCCCAGAAATGGAGAACTAAGTCCGGGAAAAAGTCGTCTAAGACTGGGGAGAGATACCTTCCTGAGGCCGCCATAGAAAACATGAGCGACGAGGAGTACGCTGCAACAACGGCAGCAAAAAGAGAGGGTACAAGGAAAGGAAAACAATTTGTTGCTCAACCTAAGAAGATCGCAAAGAAAACCAAGAAGTACAGAACTAACTAAAAGGTTCTTCCCCATTCATCTTTCTATATAAACGCGTTACGACTAGGCGACCCCTTTGGGTAATGGCATACCTTACTCTGTAGTTGTATTTAGTCTCATCCCTGAAGTATGCATCTTCCACATTAGCGCTAGGTGTCAACTTGTCAAAGTGTTTATAAACCCATCCATCATTAACCATTTGATAGATCAACCTTTTACGCATTCGTGACTCGCTCTTATTCAGTGCATTAGCAATATGTTCTATGGTAAAAAACTCATAGTCATAGATGAACATTAAGAAATCTAACTGCGCCCTGCCTAGTTCATGATTTTTTTTAGCCTCTTGATATAAAAAATGTAGGTTCTTAAGGTTAGTATAAGCGACCTCACTTGAATCTTTCTTAGAGAACTCCCGAAATAACTTCTTTCGGCTTGCGTAACTTTTCATGATATAGGTATCTTTGTTTCAAAAGTAATAATATGGGAAGTCTTAGCGGTGTAAAAATTAAAGATACATTTGGTATTCTATTAAAGATGGCCACATCACAGTTGTCGGCTACAGAAGAAGTTGTACAGGATGGCGCAGGAAACAATAGCGCACTAAAATTATCAACGGATACAGTAGAAACTACAGGAGAACTGAAGATAGGGTCAGCCACTACATCTACTACGGATAACCAGGCATTAATGCTAAGTTCTAGTGGTGTCGTAGTTCAAAGAAATCTCTCGACAAGCCCTATAGGTACAGCGAGTATTACAGCGAATAGCCCTATCGTCGCTACAGGAAGTACAGTAGGATTGACTGATCCATCCGCATTAACCGCCCTAGCGGCAGCAGACGTTGTAAATAACGATCAGTACTTAATATGGGATGAGTCAACCTCCTCTTATAAGTCTATAACTGTATCGGATGTAGCAACCTCTGTTGAGAGCAGAATAGCAGCAAACATAAACGTATTTACCGCAAGGGTAGCGGCACAAAATATTGCAGGATCTGGAGCAGACATATCTTTTGCTCAAACCTTTGGACTTAACGATGACACAGGAACAACTGTTGCAACATCATCTACCGCTATAGGAACTGCTACGGCTGACGTGACATTGGTGGATGGCTCAGGAATAAGGACAGATATTCAAATAAACACAACAAGCCAGTATAGATTTGAAGTAGATCTAGAAGTAACAACAGGAGGATCTCAGGGAGTTACTGTAGAACTTATACATGACTCTGGAACCATAATGAAATTCTCAGAAACACTGGCCACAGGAACCAGTACGGTATCGTTAAGCAGATCATTATATGCTACTGGTGGATTACTCTATCAAGTAAAGGTATCAGGAACTGACACAGTTGCGGTTACAGCGAATAGTACAGTAAGAGTTTTAAGAGAAGGCGCTCCGAATACTGCATTCTGATAATGAATAAACAAAAGAGAGCAGAAATGTTTATCGCCATTAAAGGAAAGATGGAGGAGATTCAAGAGATAGTAAGAGACTACGATGCCCTTGATGAATTCTTAGCATCTTATTGTTTTGGTCTCTCTACAGACACACCCTTATCACAACACTTTAACGAGAAAACATCCTATGAATTCCTAGCGGGTTTTAATGCTGAGAACATGGATGAAGTAGACGCGATGTTCGATGCCATGCAACGCGTTTATGAAGAGAGCGAAGACTCTAATGATGGGCCTTCAAATCAAATAGACTTTTGGCTTAATCAAAACTAAACTAACACACAAATGGAGGAAAGCAAAAAGGACGCTTTTAGTTCTTGGATAAACGATTTAGAAGAAGTACCTGTAGACTCTTCGTGCAGCATAGACAACCCCGACTGCGAAACGTGTGGAAGTTAAAATGAAAAAGAATAAAATTAAATGGATATTATTAGAAAAATTGTTATTGGACAAAACCCCAAGGACGCAATGGCTTACTTTGTGGGACAGCGTGCCGGTGGGGCAATCGTGGATTCTATCGTCTTAGACGAAAGAGTATTTGCTAAACACGGAATTCGTCGCTACCTTGTATACTTATTTGATACAGAGAAAGGTATAACACTATGGAAAACCATAGACGACATGCCATGTTTAATTGAACACGATTGCGATTTTGAATGAAGCCTCTTAGATATTTTATTGTAGATATACCTAAAACAACAGCGGATACATTCACTGTTGGCGATAAAGAATTTTATCTTGACTCTAAGTTTAATGAGTTTGAACATAGGGCTATGGAAGGCGTGGTTCATGCCGTTCCTACTAAGTATAAAACTGGAGTAAAAAAAGGAGACACTCTTTATTTTCATCACCACGTAACCCTTGGTGGTAACCACCTAACCTTACCAGACAACGAAAAGCAACTAAAGGCTACCGAAAGAAAAGGTCAGTATGTACATGGTTATAAGGATCTATATTATGTGATGTTTGATGGGGGAGAAGACCCTTTCTTCTGTCAAGCCTACGCTTATAAAAGCAAAAAGACAGGAGAGATAAAACTGTTAGGAGAGTGGATCTTCTTAGTTCCTGGAGAGCAAGAGCCAGAACTTAAAAGCAGCATCATTCAATTACTACCTCAAAAGAAACCAGACTCTAATCAATTTGGTTATGTAAAGTTTGGATCAAGTAAACTAAAAGAGTTAGGTCTTGACGTGGGTGATAAAGTTTATATAAGAAAAAACATGGACTACGTTATGTATGTTGATGGGGAAAAGTTATTTAGAACATACGTAAACCACATCTATGGCAAAGTCGAAAGCAAAGTATAACAATGTAAGCACTGCTGTTAGTTTAAAGGAGGCTATGCAAATAGCAATACAGCATATGATTAGTGAGATACAAAAGCCTGTAGATCAGGACTTAAGCGGGTCTCAAAGAAAAGCAGAACTCCAGGCAATAAAACAAACAGCGGTTGATGCCAAGGAACTAATCATAGAAAGAGAACGCCTGGAACAATTAATAAAAACGCTACAGGATAAAGGTGAGTTAAAAGAAGAGCAGGACTATTCAGGTGGCTTTGCAGAAAAATATTCAAAATGATTATAGTAGATAATTTTATAAAAGACAAAACACTTTTAGACAGCATAGCCAACGATAAAAAATTCTTTGATAATAATGGTCAGTACTATTGGTATGATGGATGGTGGGTCGAAGAGCCGAACACGCTGAAGAAAAAACTTATAGAAAAGATCTGGGGACATAATTCTCCCTATCATGATGTCAGTGTGTGCGGATTTGAATACTGGACAGGACAGTTAGGTCCACAAATAACGCATCAAGAATTACCGGCACACATAGACAAAGACGAAGCCGAATATGAAAAAACTGGGAAACATATAACGCCAACAATAGGAACTGTTTTTTATCCAGTACCCTTGGACATAGAAGGTGGTGAATTAGTTATATATTCAGAAGGAGAAAAAGCACCTGAGATTGTAAAGCCTGTGTTTAATCGATTAGTCATATTTCCAGCGGGTCAACACAAACACAAAGTAAACATTGTAAATCAAGGAGTTAGGTCTGCTATAGCAATAAATTTATGGAAGCAAAAACCATCGGGGGAATTTTTAAAAGAATCTATACAGTTTATGTAATATGGCTGGACTAATTACAATTGATGAAGACATTCTGGTAAACATTTGCCCAGATAATTCATCGGGCAAAAATGTAGTCATAGCAGAACTAGATATTCAACTTCCTAAGCAACCTCCCAAGAATAAAATATTATTTAATGACTTGCCAAAAGCCGAACAGCGATGGCAGAGAACTCCCTTACCAGAGGACTTAAAAAAAGTAACATCCATGGAAGAGTGGATGACTATGCCAGAATCATTTCGTAAATCACATACTAACTATATTGCTCAAGAATATGAAAGACGACGCAGCGGTGTGTGGTTCTATAACAATGGAGTACCCACCTATATCACAGGCAACCACTACTTCTTTTTACAGTGGTCTAAAATTGACATCGGATATCCCGACTATCTGGACTTCCAGCGTGAACTCTACATACACCTTGAGGCCTGCTCACAAGACCCTAGATCTTTAGGTCAGGTATATGTAAAGTGTAGGCGTTCAGGGTACACCAATATGTCCGCATCAATACTGGTAAACGAAGGGACACAAGTAAAAGAAAAACTATTAGGCCTAATGTCTAAGACCGGTGCGGACGCTCAGGAAAATATCTTTATGAAAAAGGTTGTCCCTATTTATAAAAGCCTTCCGTTTTTCTTTAAGCCAATTCAGGATGGAACTACTAACCCCAGAATGGAACTAGCATTCAGGGAGCCATCAAAAAGAATAACGAAAAAGAATAAGACATCTAAAAGCGGAGAGGCTTTAAATACAGTAATCAACTGGAAGAGCACAACCAATAATGCATACGACGGAGAGAAACTTCACATTCTATATTTAGATGAGGCAGGAAAATGGGAAAGGCCTACTGACATCCGAGAATCCTGGAGGATCCATAGGACGTGCCTGCTGGTCGGTAGAAAAATTGTGGGCAAAGCATTAGTAGGAAGTACCGTTAATCCCTTAGACAAAGGCGGAAGGCAGTTCAGGGACCTGTATGAAGCAAGTGACCCACTAGAAAGAAACGAAAACGGAAGAACACGTAGCGGTTTATACTCTATTTTTATTCCATCTCATGATGCACTAGAGGGTTTCTTTGATCTCTATGGTTTGCCTGTTGCAGAAGATCCAGAGAAAGGCGTGGAATCAAACGACGGTGAGATAATAGAGATAGGTGCTAGGACTTTTTTGAAGAACGAAAGAAAGGCGTTGACTGGAGATTCTTATGAACTTAATGAGGTAATAAGACAGTTCCCCTTTACCGTGGCTGAAGCATTTAGAGACAGTGCAAAATCATCTCTTTTCAATGTCCAAAAGATTTACGAACAGGTTCAGCACAATCAAGAGATGTTCCCTTCTCCTGTGATTGTAGGCAACTTCGTATGGAGCGAAGGCGTTCCAGACACTCAGGTTTTATTTAGGCCAGACCCTAATGGTAGATGGAGAATATCTTGGCTCCCGCCTGATGATCTAAGAAACCTACCTAAACCATCTAACGACTGGCTGGGTTGTGGAGGGGTTGACTCCTACGACATTGATGCCACTGTTGATGGAAGAGGTTCTAAAGGTGCTTGTCATTTGTATAATAAATTTAACCTGGCTCATCCATCTAATACGTTTGTGGCTGAGTATGCATCCAGACCTCCCTTAGCAAAAATATTTTATGAGGATGTTTTAATGGCATCTAAATATTATGGCTTTCCTATTCTTATAGAGAACAACAAATATGGAATAGCAAGACACTTCGAAGCAAGAGGTTATGCTGACTGGTTAATGGATAGGCCCACACACATTGGCTCAGGGTTTGGAACAAAAACCAAGACAAAAGGAATACCCTCAAACTCACAAGATATAATCCAGGCCCATGCACAAGCGATTGAATCCTATGTACATAACTATGTGGGACTTAACGAAGAAACATTAGAGTATGGCAACATGTATTTTGAAAGAACACTAGAGGACTGGGTTAACTTTAAAGTAGATGACAGAACAAAGTTTGACCTCTCTATTTCTAGCGGCCTTGCTTTGCTTGCTTCTCAAAGCGCACCCAAGAAAAAAGCCTCATCTGATATGAACTTAAAGAAATTCTTTAGACCCGGTCAGATAATTATACGATAATTAATTGAAGTATATTTGCAATATTACCCTCATTGAGTATGAACAATCAATATAACAAGGGACAGTCTTCTTTCCCAGACCCATTAGCAAGCACAGAAGAGAAGTTAGACAACTCGTACGGACTTCAATACGCAAAGTCTATGTTTGCTCAGTGGGTAGGAAGCGACTATTCAAATTCACTATACGGAAGAAGAAACGCTGAGATCGAAAGATGTAGAGACTATGCACAAGGAACTCAGGACACTTCCATCTACAGAAAAATATTAAACTCATTAGATCCTAATGGAGGGGGAGGAACTCTTCTTACCTTGGATTACACTCCTGTTCCTATCGTTCCTAAGTTTGTTAAGATAGTAGTGAACAAGATATTATCTAGAGCACCCTATCCAAACATAGAAGCGGTAGATCCATTATCAAGATCTGAGAAAGACAAAAAAAAGAACGCTACGATTTTAAAGATTGAGAACAAGCAGATGCTCATGGAAGCAAAAGAACTTGGGCTTGATATAGACGTTGATCCAGAGAATCTTCCTGATACTCCTGAAGAGACTGAGATATTTATTGATACAAATGTTAAGACAGACGCTGAGATTGCTGCTCAATTAGCAACAGAGATGACGCTAAAGTGGAACGACTTTGGTGAGGCAATATATAGAAGATGTGTAGAGGACTTAGCGGTAACAGGATTAGGTATTGCTAGAAGATCTAATGATCCTAACTATGGTATTAAAGAGGAGTACGTAGACCCTGCTAAGTTTATTCACAACTGGACTGATGATCCAAATTTCACAGACCTTACTTATGCTGGCAACTTCCGTTACATAACAATAATGGAACTAAAAAGAATTGCAGGGGATCAGTTTACTGAAACGCAATATGAAGAGATTGCTAAAACAGTAATGAACAAGTACGGTAATCAACCTGACCAATTCTCAACATCTACTCAGTCTGGCTATAGCCGAGCAAACAAAAGATTTCAACAGGGATATGATGAGTACAAGGTTGAGGTTATGGAGTTTGAGTTTATGTCTGTTGACGATGTAATCTTTGAAAAGAAAGAATCAGCCTACGGTAATATTGGGTTTTACTATAAAGGAACTGAGTACAACGCTCCTCAGCAATCTGTATATGACAGAGAGGCTGTATACATGAGCAACGCTACAGTATACGGAGGGACATTAATTGTTGGCACTGATCACCTCTATAACTATGGGGCTAAAAAGAACATCCCTAAAAATGTTCATGACATTAGCCGGGCGAGATTATCATACAGTATTGTTGCGACCAACATTAGAGGAATGATACCCAAGTCAATGGTGTCATCTGTAATTGGGTTTGCAGACATGTTGCAGATAACTCATTTAAAAATTCAACAGTCAATAGCCAAGGCAAA